AAAAAAACGACATCGACGAGATTTGAACTCGCGCGTGCTATGCACAACAGATTTCAAGTCTGTCCCCTTAACCACTCGGGCACGATGTCATTAATATATAGCAATAAAATCTATTTATATATTTTTTTTATTAATATATTAAAAAATATAAATATTATATAAATGCAACAAAAAACACTAAATCGCGGTAGAACACCTTTAGGATGTAAAGGAGTATCCGTACATAATCCTAATAAATGCAGAAGAAGAAAAAATTGTTTAGTTGTTAAAGGTAAAACCAGACATTATTGCAGAACAAGAGTTAATAAAACTACCAAAAATAGCCTATTTAAAAAATCTAAAAGCCGCTCTTTCGCCAAAATGAAATCCCGTAGCAAATCTCGCAGCAAATCCCGTAGCAAATCCCGTAGCAAATCTCGCAGCAAATCTCGCAGCAAATCTCGCAGCAAATCAAGCAGCAAATCAAGCAGCAAATCTCGCAGCAAATCTCGCAGCAAATCTCGCAGCAAATCAAGCAGCAAATCAAGTAGTAAAAAATCTTTGAAAAAAATCGGCTACAAATCGCGTAGTAATTCCACAAAAAAAATAAAATCTAGATCATTATCTAAACCTCAAAGATTACCTAAAAGATTTTTTAAAACACAAAGACAACAAGATGCTTATGATAAACATGTTGTCGCTATTAGAAATGAAAGAAAAAAACAAAAAAGATTATAAATATTCGTTTAGTTAAATATTCAAATTTCGCTTTAATTTACTATATTAATTCACTAAAATATTTTTCTCATATTATATTATAATGAACGCCAAATCCACAAGAGGTAGAAAAGCTATCGTTCCATGCAAAGGTGTTAGTGTCAGTAAACCAAATACATGCAGACGCCGCACTGCTTGCAAAGTTGCCAATCTTAAAAAAAAACCATATTGCAGAAAAAGACATAATACAAGAACAGCCAAAAGATCTGTTAAAGCTTTAAAAAATAGAACCAGAAGCAGAAGCAAAAGCAGAAGCAAATAGATATATTTAAAATAGTTTTATTACATATTATTATAATTAAAACTATTTATTTAGCAAAATTATTAGTTATAATAAACAACTCACCAAATCATGATATAATTGCAAAATTTGATGACCCGTTGAATCACCCATTTGCGAAAATTTAATTAATGTTAAAATTAAACTTTTTTTTGTCTCCATATTCAAGTAAGAATTATTTAATAAATAATTTATTATTATATCATTCGTATGTAAAATATAACCACCTATACCATCTACTTTTGTTAAAAAACTTGTTGTACCTTTAACTATTGCTTCGCTTTTTTCAAAATCTAAAATTTTTGTAAATTTTTCTAAATATTCTGGACATACATTTTCAACCATTAATATATTATTCTTATATGCTGCTGGTCTTTTATTTATAATTAGATTTGTATTCGAAAATTGATATGATTGATTTAAATTACATAATAATAATAATAAATGTAAAAAAAATTTTATTATCATTTATAATTATATTATATTTATTTATACTCATTAATTTTAAATTACTTTTAACCTTATATAATTATTATAATTCTCTTATTATAATTCTGTTATTATTACTCTCTCACTTGTCACACCATTCTTTATTTCTTTTATTACTTCGATTTTTTTATTACCACGAATTGAAACACTTGATGACCTCATATTTGATGATATATTTGGACCTCCTATATTTATTGAAAAACTTGAACCACCTATATTTCTTGTACTAAATTGGGTCTGCAATGGATTTATTTGCATACCCTGAAACATTTGTTTAAATAAATCTTCTGCATTTATACCTTGTCCTCTAAATGCAAAATTATTCATATTTGCAAAATTATCTTTATTTGTTAATACTTTATATGCTTCAGCTATTTCTTTAAATTTATTTTCAGCTAATTCTTTATTATCTGGATTTTTATCAGGATGCCATTTTATTGCCATCTTTTTATATGCTTTTTTTATAATTTCATCATTTGGATTTTTTGATCTATCTAACTCCAATATTGTAAATGCTTTATTTATATCCATTATAATTATTATAATATTTATTATTTATTATTTATTATTTATTATTTATTATTTATTATTATGAATAATACAGTCATAAATCCCGATATTGAATTAACATCTACTATTCAAAATAATAACAATAATAACAATAATAACAATAATAACAATAATGATAACAATAATGATACCAATAACAAGCAAAATATACAATTTTCTATTTATAATATTGCCAATTGTAATTTTTTCAATTCTAATGCATTCAATAATGTTATAGATATTACTTGTATTGTTTTATCAATCAGTGGAATCACTTTCGGCATTTTTTCATGCTTTATTTATGATAATATTACCGCCACCGGATATTTCTTATCTGGTTTTCTCTCAATAACTCTCTTTTTTAATATGAAAAAAATGCGTTTAAGAGCTACACTTCAAACCTCCGTAGATGTCTTAAAAGAAGAAAATGATGAATTAAAAGAAAACAATGAAGAACTTAAAGAAAACATTGATGATCTTGAAGAAAATAATGAAGAACTTAAAGAAAGCAATGAAGAACTCAAAGAAAATATTAAAAAATTAAATCATCTTCAAAATAAACTAAATAATGACCTTTTATTATTAAAAGAAACTATCGGTGTATTCGGAGAAAATTACGATGAAATTATCAACAATCTAAAAACTATCTATAATAATCTTAAAATAGAAAATGAAATACATTCAAATATTAACAAAAATTCCATATATTTACATATCTTAAATATTATTAAACATTATGACCCTGATTACGATTTTATATTAACTCTCGATGATTTAGAAAAAGCTAAACTTACCCTGTTAAATGCCTTCCCAAATTTAAATTACGAACATTTAAAATCCAAAATTACAAATAACCAAATTACCGCTACTAATATCGCTGAAAGTATCACTGATTTATAACATTTTAATTATTATCTTATTATCTTATTATTTTAAAATAATAATTAAAATAAATTTAAATAAAAATTGATTTTAAATAATATAAAAATAAAATACATTATAAATATGTATTCATCTATGCAATATATATATAATTATATTATTAACAATAATAACCATGATACTCTTAATTTTTACAATTATAAAGATATTCTTGAATTCTTACCCACGCAAAAAAAAAAAATTAAAGAACAAAACATTTTACACCTCAATAATCCACTAATTAATAGTATTAAAGAATATTGTAACACCAAAAATAATCAAAAATTTATTGTATCTCTATCTGGAGGCGTCGACTCAATGGTTCTAATCACTATTTTAGTTTACCTTGAAATTGAAATTGTCGCTATTCATATTAACTACAATAATCGCCCTGAAACCAAAAAAGAACAAACATTCATTGAAGATTGGTGCGATTACAATAATATTAAATTATATGTAAAATCTATTGATAATATCACGCGTTCCAATACTAAACGCTCAGATTATGAAACTATCACCAAAAAAATTAGATTCGATTTTTATAAACAAATCAGTCAAACAGAAAATATTAATTATGTTTTATTAGCCCACCATAAAGATGATATTGTTGAAAATATTTTCGCTAATGTTTGTCGCGGTAGAAATATATTAGACCTCGCAGTAATTAAACAAAATGCAATTATTAATAATGTTAATATCGGTAGACCTATGATAGATTACTATAAAAATACTATTTACGAATTTGCTAATATTTATCAAGTTCCATATTTTAAAGATACCACACCTAATTGGTCCGTTAGAGGCAAATATAGAAACAATATTTTTCCTCAAATTGAAGATGCTTTTACAAGCAATATTAAAGACAATCTACTTGGATTAAGTATTCAATCTGACGAATGGAATAGTTTAATTTATCAAGAAATAATTACCCCATATATTAATAGTATTATATGGAATAAAAATGAATATGATGCCTTTATTGTTTCATTCAATATTGAAAAATATATTGATTATCCATTATCATTTTGGAATCTTGTTTTTATGAATATTTTTAATCGTGTTGGTTATGGATGTCCATCTAAAAAAGGTATTTTAACTTTTATTAATACTATTAAAAAAAGAATTATTAATCCTAGCAATATTAAATATAATATTACATTATGTAATAAATGTAAATGTACTATTAAAAAATATACTGTCACTATTGAATTCTAAAAATTATAATTATAAAATAAATATTTAAACTTTATTAATTATTTATTTTATAATGAATATTAATATATATAACCTTATTATCGGTTATACCAGTATCTGGATTTTATCTGTTTTTAATTTAAATTTTCTTTTATATTTTTTTAATATAAATACTCAAATTTATAATTATGATAATTATAACTATCTATATTTTTTATTACTAGATATTGTATCTATTATATCTTTTACTTTCTGGGGATTTTTCAATCATAACTCATATTTTCATACAATTGATAGATTTTTTGCAAGAATATTATTTATTACTTTTTTTTTTAAATCATATTATCATTATAATAATTATATTTATATATATCCATTATTATCTTCCACTTTTTATTTATTTGGACGATTTTTTAATTATAATACAAAAAATATATTCATTTGTCATATATTTTTTAGATTTTTTGGTATGTTATGGTTATATAATCTATTTATAAAAAATTATTTACACTTTTTTATTATTAATTCATTTATTTACTTTTTAAATATTTATAACAACTATCATAAATATAACTCTAAATTTGACTCCATTAACAATTTAAATAATTTCACTTATTATTATTTACTTGAATCATCTAAACTATATTCTATTATTACATTATTAAATATTAATTATATCATTTATGTATATGTTAAATCGTTTTACTAATTAAATAATATAAAAAAAAATGATATTTAAATATTATTTTATATTTATATAATAATATTTATAACCATGTATGCAAATACATTCAATAAAGTTATATTCAAAAGATTAAATAAAGAACTTGAAATTTATAATTCTTCTAATTATAAATATAATATTGAAATATTTTCAACATTTATTAATAACAAAGATACACTATTATTGACTGTCAATAATAATAATAATAATACAAATTTCTTTACTCTTAAAATACCAGAACATTATCCATTTAAACCTTATCAATATTATGTAAATGATATTTTATCTGGCTTTAATTATTTTAAATATATACAAAATATACAAACTTCTTTAAATAATAATAATAATAATAATAATAATAATATACTTCAAATATTTTATAATATATACTCGCAAAAACCTTCCAAATTTTTAAAATTAACTAAAAATGACTGCTTTTGTTGTAATAGTATTCTTTGTTCCAATAATTGGTCCCCATCTTTAAATATTATTAATGTTATAAATGAGGTTGAAGAAATTAAATTTATTGAAAAATATTCTGATTTTAATACTAATAATAAATTAATACAAATTTATAATAATAATTATTTAAATAAATTATCTGATGATTTAATTTTTAAAATAATCGATTATATTATAAAATGAATTTACTAATTCCATGTTTATTAAGTATACATTATTTATTAGATGTTTTATTTGTTAAAAAATTAGCAGATGTATATAATTATAAAAAAATAATGATTAACTCATTTTTGATAACATTTTTACTACTTATATTTTTATATCCAAAAGAAATTATTTTTGATTTTTCATTTAATTATGTTTATATAGTATTATTTTCGATTAATTTATTATTTGGTTTATATATTTGGTATTATGCTATTAAACATAAATTTAATCTTGGACAATTAGATGGTATTGCAATTGCAATTTATTTACCATTATTAACAATTATTTCAAGTTTTATTTTTAAAGAAAAATTAAAATCACATAATTTATTTGGAATTATTATATTAGCAATTGGTGCATATTTTACCTTATTATAATTTTACTTATATAAAATAATAATATATATATAATAATAATATATATAATAATGAATAATTTATGGATTTTTTTATCTATATTTTGTGCTTTTATTACTGCACTATCTGTTATCACTATGAAATATATTTCTAAAACTAAATGCAATATAAAAACTATCGTTATTTTAACATTCTTTATTTGCTCTTTATTTATGCTTATTTACATTCCATTTGATAAAAATTTTAAAAATGATATTGCTAATAATATTGACATTAAAGACATTTCATTAATTATATTATTTTCTATAATTTTAACACTTAGTCGTTTCTCTCAAATTTATACATTTAAAATATCACCCAATATCGGTTATACACATTTAATTATTAATTCTAATATTATTATTAGTTTAATCGCCAGTTATTTACTATTCAATCAGGATATTAATTTTAAATCTTTTATTGGTATATTAATCACTTTAATAGGTTTAAGTATTACTATTTATTATTCAAAACATTAAATTTATCATTATTTATCATTATTTATCATTATTTATTATTATTTATCATAATAAATTTAATATAACTTTATTATAATATGTATTTGTGGGTTTATTTATCTATTATTGCTATGATTTTAACAGGACTTCATCCTGTTTGTTATAAAATTTTAAATAAAGATAATAAAAATATATTTACTAATATCGCACTTATATTTTTTATACTTGGAATTCTATCTTCTATATATCTTTTTTTTAATTATAAATCTACACTTAATTATATTAAACAAAATAATGCCAATCTAAAATATATTTTTGCCCTATCACTTATTATTTTAGCAATTAATATTTGCATCTCCAATGCTATTAAATTAAGCCCTAATACATGCTTTTGTCTTCTAATTATTAATCTTAATATTCTTGTTACTTTATTATTTGATATTTTCTTTTTAAAATATAATTTTAACTATAAAAGTATTATTGGGATATTTATCACTTTAATCGGTTTAAGTATTATTATTTATTATTCAAAACACTAAATCTTATTATCATTGTTTATCATTATTTATTATTACTTATTATTATTTATTATAATAAATATATTCTAATTTTATTATAATATGCGTTTGTGGATTTATTCCGCATTTTTAGCTATGATTGTAAGTGCTATTTTAATTATTTTTATGAAATTTATTGATAATTCTGATTATGATAATACTATTTTTTTATTATTTAGTCTTATTGTTCTTGGTAAATTAGCTTTTTTATGCTTTTTTTACAATAAATCTGCATATTTGAAAAAATGCAAAAAATACGATTATAAATTTATGCTTCTTGTATCTTTTTTTGCCTTCTTTTTACTCATTAATAACTTTTGTCTTCAATATGCCATTGAAATTAGTCCTAATACAGGATATACACATCTAATTGTTAATTTTAATTTTATTTTTACTATTTTGGCCAGTTATTTCTTATTTAAACAAAAAATCAATTATAAAACTTTTATCGGAATTAAAACATCATTGATCGGCTTCTCTATTATTGCATAGAATATTGATTGATTTATTAATTGATTAATTGATTAATTGAATTATTCATTAATTCATAGGATATTCATTTTCATAACTTACAGGTACATCACTATATATTATTTCACTACTTAACACTTCCTCTTTTTCTTCTACATCATTCACAAAATTATATATTTGTTCTGCTAACCATTTATGATATTCTACCAAATTTTCATTACTTCTATCATCGTGTCCTTTACTTACTGTTCCATGCATTAAATCGCTCCATAAACTATCTAAAATATCACTATGACCGTAATTATCTGCACTCATTTTTTCTAAAATTAAATCTGGATTTGTTTTTTGGAAATCGTCTAAATTTAATGAAAAACCCGGTATAAATGGAACTTCTAATTTTGGAAAAAAAGACCATTTATATGATTTTTCAGCATTCAATACTAAAACTTTATCTAAATAATTAAATTTTTTATCTACCTGTTTCATAAAATTTAATGGATTTATATTTAATAAATCACTATTATCTACCGGGTCTAAAAATACAGCCTTCTTTATATTCTTTTGTGAATTTATTGTATTTAATGCTGATACATAACCACTTGAATGTGTTAATGGAATAATGCTTTTATAATCATTACGCGTTTCATATAATAATTCTTTTGTTGCAATATTATCATTTGTTACTACATTCACTGAAAAATTATAATTATTTAATGAATTTATAAAATTACTATAAATATCACCTGGAATTAGTGAATTCGCTCCGCTATAAAATATTATTGCATCCATATCTTCCTTATTCATATTTTTTGGCTCATAAACTTTTATCACTTCATTATTATAAACTCTCTTATAAATATTTAATGGCGTATTTAAATTTAAACTCGAAACACATAATAAATTTATTAATAATATTAATAAACTCATTATTTTAATTATAATATTCAATTATTTCTATATTATTATTTTAAATATTT